AAATCGTTTAATTGGGTGAAAGTTGCGCCAACGACTTTAAATGCTGTCCATGTGATTGAAGCCATTACGCCACCGTGATTGGTAACGGGCCGTTACGGAACATATAAGTCCGTAGAGCTGCGACAACAGCGTTGGGGTCGCCACCGTTGACATTGACTGTGATGTTTGCTCCGCCCATGCCCATGCCACCGGCACGGTTTAACGGGATAACAGCTTCAGGCCCTGCTTCACCAATCATTGCCAAAGTTGGGCTAGTAACAATTCCACCCTGGGCAAGCATGGGAATATCAGGTACATCGAATCCCTTACCGCCGATACCAGGCACCCACCCAGGAACAGTAAAAGACAGTTTGCCAATGGTGTTGTTCCACAGTTTTGCTATCGCATTAAACGCTGTTTTAAACGGCCCAAAAATGACGTCAGCAACACCGCCCATAATTGTGCCAATGCCTGTTTTGACAACTTTTAACAAGTCCCAAATGTCATCTCTAAACTTGACTACAAACGCAATGGCTAAACCAAACGGCCCAGTGATAATTGCTAGCAATAACGGCCAATTGTTTTTTGCCCAATCAAACACATATTTGATAGCGCCCCACACGGCGTTAAAACCAACTTTGATACCGTCAATAGCCTTACCGAAAATGTCAAATTTGACTTGTAGAGCAACTAAAGCCGCAATGATTGCAATGATGACAACGGCACCAGTAGCAACCCAAAGGGCGGTAAATGAGGCGGCAGTGACAGCGTTTATAGCGGCGGTGACAGCACTTACAGCGGCCCATGCCGCCATAGCCGCATTAGTTAAAACAACAGCTGCGGCAATGCCACCAATGACAGCGCCCAGAGTTACAACCAAACCAACATTGTTACTAATCCAAGTACCCATAGCCTGAAACGCTGGCAACAATTTTTCAACTATGGGAAACACAGCGGCGCCTACAGCTTCTTTAAATTCGCCCATTTGGATACTAAACGATTTCATTTTTCCTGAAGCCGTGTTGGCTGAAGTCGAGGCGGCACCTTTGAATGTGTTGCCCAATGCGGCGAAAACTTCGTCAGTTGTAGCGCCGTTTTCAATCAGACTTGCCAGGGCTGGGTCAAGTTTCTTTAGTGGCCCCAGTTGCCCGTTAAAAGCCTTTGACAGGGCGTCAGATACAGCGCCTAAGTCTTTGCCGGTGCCGGCTGAAATGTCTAGTGCGAGGTTCATTAAGTCTTGCGCTTTGGTGACGTCGCCAGTACCTCTAACTAATTTGTCAAAGGCTGGCCGTAGTTCGTCATCAGCAACGGCGGCGGCAATGCTGGTTTTTGTAATGAACTTTTCAACGCTGGCTATTTGGGCGTCAGTAGCGCCCGTAGTGTTTCTTAGGCTCGTGGCAAGTAGTTGGGCGGCCTTGTCATCTTCCATGAACGCTTTAACAGCGTCACCAGCAACCATGGCTAAACCACCTAAAGCAAGAGCTGCTGGCACGGCGGCTTTCTTAATAAGAAACTGCGCTTTTTGTCCTGCTGTTTCTAGTTTTTGAAATTCTCTAATTGCTTTGTCAATGCCTTTAGCGTTAAATTCTGAAACTATGGGAATTGAAATAGCCATTAGATCACCTTCATGTTTCGGTTAACGCTGGCCATAATTTCTTCAATTAACTTACGCATGTTGGCTTGTAACTGGTCATCAGCACGTTCATATGAACGCCACATGACACGGCTAGGACTACCAAAACGAGCGCCTAGAACGGTAATCATTTGCTCACCCTGTGGCGTTTTGGCACGGCCTGACAAATCAAATAGTGCGGCGCTTTTGCTGTTCCATTTTAAACCAAAAGTGTTTGCTTTGGATTTCTTACCTGAAACCCACGGCTTTACTAATTTTGCCTGTTTGGCACCGTCCCAGGGCAATAGGTCTGTAGGGTCGGGCGCTGCTCGACTAAAGTTGTCACGCTGAGTACCACGGCCTACAAGGCGTGAAGTCTGGCCTTTGGCTTCAGCTCTTGCTTGTCCACCTACGCTGTAGCCACGTTTCCACCCAGACATTGGGGCGGTAGTCGGCAAGAGTGATTGTGCGTCTTTAACAATAGGTTCAACAATGGCGGCGTATTGCCGTGTTATTTCACGGCGATAAGTTTTGTCAACACCGTTTAAGTAGGCAAGTGCTTCTTTAACACCAGTCACTTCTATTGTTGCGCTAGCGCCCATTATTTTTTCGGCTTTCGTTTATGACTTTAATGACCGTCGCTAGGTCATTATTGTCAAACTCTACTTGCTGGGGCCAGTACCCTGTCGCTACTAAAACTTGGGCTAGTGCGTTTCGGTAGGTACTGGCACCGTAGGGCGGTCTGGCTCATCGTTGACAACTTCGAGCAACACCAGCTTCTTAATGAAATCATCTAGGACTACCGGCACGGTGACATTGTGTTGTTGGCATGCCTGGTGTGCTAAATACGCTAAATCTTCAATGCCGATACCGCTGGCCATGTCGCTGGCTTTGCGTTTAAATTTGCGTTCCCACGAAACAATGGTGAAAAGGTTGGTGCTTACTTCTACAGGGCCTTCGCCCTGGTCGACTCTAAGTGTTAGTTGCATGTCGGGCCTTTGCTGTTGGGGTTGCTAAATCAGGAAACAACGGTGGTTAAAACGCCACCCTTAAAAGTAATTGAAATGGTGCTTAATTCCCCCATGGTCGCATTGATTACGGGCAGACTTTCAAGATAAGCGCCCACCAATTCAAAGCGTGGTTCTGTGGCACTAGCTGTGGTCAAGCCTGCAACGGTGTTGGAAACCTTTACGGTGGTGGTTGTGCCAACTAGAGCTGCCAAAGTTGCGTACGTTTCGCTGGCCGCATAGCTCATGTATAGGTCAAGCGTAATTTCTTGGTTATACAAGCCCGAAACGAACACACGGCTGGTGCTACCAAAGGCTGTTGATTCGAGGGCTTCGGCCATGTTGGTGACCGTGGCGCTGGTGCATTGGTCGGTCAACGAAACGCTGTTGACCATTACGCCTGGGTTAGAAAGGTATGTCGAAGTAGCCATGGGTTAATCCTTTTTCGGTTGTGCTTTAGTTTTAGCAGATTTTGGGGTGGGCTTGTCGCTGGCTGGTTCGTCAGATTCAATAAACCCGTGAGCTAGTAACGCTTCAATGTTTGTACCGGCACCAGGCACAAATTCTGCGCCTACTGTTCCGATTCTTTCGCTAATGATTGTGTATTTCATGTTCAACCTGCTTGTGCTTGTACGTCTATGGATAGGTCATATGCGGCAAAAGTCTGGCCACCAATCGGGATATAGCCAGGGCGCCCAGATTTCACTGCCACGTTCTTTGCTAGGACTTGCGCACACATGCTTAAAACGTTGCGTAAGCCGTCTAAATTGCCTGGCCCTAGTGTTACTACTTTTACCGAAAAATTCATGGTAACGATGTTGTAGTTGAAGCAATCAAAACTGGGTGCGTCAATAAACACGCACGGTGGGTTGATCTTTTCAGGGTCAAAGACAACCCGTAAACCTGTAATGGTTGCAAGGGTTGTTGCTAGGTCGTCTATTGACTCATTGAACAGGTCGGTGTAGACAGTCATTATGCAACCGCAGGCCGTGGGATACCAGCCAATTGTTTGATTAACGGCGACAGCCCAGACACGGCGGCGGTGCCCATGTCGCTAAAACTTGCAAATTGGTCTATGGCGCCACGTTGCCTGTAAATCGAGCCGCCAAACATGATCGTGGCTAGCTCTACGTCACCGCTGGGGGCCGTGGTCAAAGAGTCCGTATACCCTGACTCTTGACGTCTACGAAAAATAAAGTTGTTGGCGCTTGAAGCACATTGAGCTAAGAAAGCGGTTTCGTCAACACTTGCCAAAGCAATGCCTAGCCAGGTGCCTATTTGTGTGCCGGTCACCCAGGTGCAAGTTTCCGTGTAGGTCAGGGTGCCTTGCGGTATTGCAGCTGAGCGGTCAAGGTTGTCGCCTGCGTCATAAAACAACACCTGATTAGGTATCGGGTAGTTGTAATCAAATGTCAGATCGCCAGTACTGGTTACGCCCGTGAACAAATATTCGGGTATGGCGTAAACATTGTGCGAACCGTTCAAACCGTGGCCTAAGCCAGCAAGCGTGAACGGTAAGCCCAAATTTAGTTCGGGTTCTGTCAATGTTTGAACCACAGCGTAATCATCTAAACGCTGGTGAAATATGACTTGATAAACAGCCATGGGCGGCTAACCGCCTTTCGACTAAGCCTGGGTGATCTTGCGAATCATGCTTGAGTTAGCAGCAAAGGTTGCGGCGTAACCGAACATTGACATGGTGCGTGAAATGGTGCTGGGGTTTTCAACCGAAAGCAGGCCACGATCTTGACGGTAAATTTCGTAGGCGTTGCTGTTGAAAATCACCATGGTCTTAGCGGCGAAGTTGTTATCAACGACAATTTGCAAACCAAGTGGGTTGGCGTTTTGGAAAGCGTTAATGCCACCGTTACCGATTGCGTTAAACGCATTCAGGCCACCGCCCGTGTAACCAAAAATCGGGCGCTTCTGGTCGTCGGTGAGCTGCATCATCAAGCCCCAGGTGGTTGGGTCGACAGCGATATGGGTTGGCAAGAAGTTGGTGGCGGCAACTGTGGTGACTGCGCAATCGTAGATTGACTTCAACAAGTCGGCCACGGTCAAGTCCCAAACGCCATCGGAAGAAGCTGCAGTGACAAGGTTGTCGCAAGCGAAGTTGTCGATTGCTCGCAAGTACTGACCGGCAAGGTCTTGCATGATGACTGCCATAGCGGCTGGGTCTGTGAAGTCCACCGTTTGGTATGAAAGGGTGGTGGCACCAGCGAAACTCTTTTTGGTGACGGTATTGGCGGCAATCACGCTGGTGGTTGCTGACACTGCGTCAAACTGTGCGGCCTGCTCGGCAACAGTTGGGTGGGTTGTCCATGTTGGGCGAATGAACGTGGCACCAGTTCCGCCACCAGGCATAGCCCTTGTCCCGACGGCTGTCAACAGCGGCGAGATGTAGTTAATATCCGCAAAAACTGGGCCGAGCAACGGAAGGGGCACAATACCGCCCACATTGGTGCTTGTTACATCGCCAGCTGCGGCTTCAATCGGCGACTTGTGATAAGCGCGGTAATCTTCCCAAACTTTGTTGGCGTTAGCGGCTTCAATACCGCCCTTGTGGATTGCGGCCATAAATTCAAAAGCGTTTGGCAAACGTGGTTCACGTTTTGCTGTGGCAAAAATCGGTGCTGTAGGCACTACGGTTTCTTCAATAACTGCAGGGGTAATTTCCATTTTGGGTTCTTCCTTTGGTTCTTCGACTTGTGGCGCTTCCGCCGCTACTTGACTGATCGTAGCACCAGCGAAAGCAGGC